TTGGGGCGACTTCGTGACAGCGGACAAATAGCGGAAGCTGCCGATGTTGTCATTTTGATCTATCGGCCTGAGGTTAACAATAAATCCTATCCGAACGATTTTTCTAATGTAGATACCAAGGGGACGGCTATGATAGATATTGCTAAAGGACGAAATATTGGACTTCTACGGTTCATATGTGGGTTCAATGCCGCTACGACTTGCTTTTATAATCGTGATTATGTCCCATTATTAGGAGGCAAACAATCTGGTGCAGAGGATGATAATCCATTTTAGATATGGTAGTTACAATTTACTGGGAGAACAAGTCTACTCCTGTTATCCGTAAGAGAATCCGTGATCGATTTGGCATTCCTCATTATATGTCTGTAAATGGTGAGACTCAGGCAGAAATAAGTGAAGAAAATATGTCGGATCTGATGGAGTTGGTTAAACGAGGCTTTATAAGCTTAAGAAATAAATAAAATCTATAAAAGATATGAGCGAACTTTATATACCCGTTGAACGCCCTACGAGGAATCCTATAAACGGCAGATTCTTGAAAGGTATTGCTCCTCACAATAAAGGGAAAACAATGAAGTATCATTCCCCAAAGACCAAACGTAGAAGTCTGAAAAATTTAGCGAAAGGACGTGGTTCCTGGCATAAAACAGGTGCAGGTCTAAATCGTAAAAGTGTAGTTGCGATTAAAGACGGAAAGTTATGCGGCGTATTCCCTTCCATTCAGGATGCAGGGAAAGCGACAGGTGTTAATCCGGCTCTGATCAGCTGTATCTGCAATAAAAAGCCGGGCAAGCATAAAGCGGGCGGTTTTGAGTGGTTCTTTGAAAATGATACTACCTGGTGTGATTTAATACTTAAAAACGATGGATAATAACAGACAGCATATACTGACTAATTATATTTCTTACCTGTATACCACAGGTCGAAATTATGCCACAATTGGCAAGCATATCAAGTATGTAGCGGATTTCCTTGATAGTACAGAAGAGGTCAACCGCCGTGGATATTTGAGTTATAAGCGTAAAAACGCTGATGTCATGGCTCGTTATCCATTAATGTGTTCGGCCATTTGCGATTTGTTGTCTTATCTTAAAATCGGATATGACCGCAGGGAAAAGACGGTAAAGCCATTGGAGAAACTTGACGCCATTTCAGAGAAGAATAAGAAGATGTTGAATGATTTTATAGTATGGCTGACTGATAATAATGATTATTCCCCGCATACGGTTGATTTATACCATACCTCTATGAAGAAATACTTCGAATATGCGAATGAGGTCAATATGGATAATTGCAGGAGATTCATAAAGATGCTTGAGGAGGAAAAATTCGCTCCCGCTACTATCCGGTTGCGGATTACGGCCATTGAAAAATTTTCCAAGTGGATGAAGAAACCTCTCGAGCTCAAGCGTCCCAAGATGAAGCGTAAGCTGGACACAAATAATGTTCCTACAGAGGACGAATATAACCGTTTACTGGAATACTTGAAGACTAAATCCAACAAAGACTATTATTTTTTTATCAGGGTTTTAGGTACAACCGGTGCCCGTCTGTCGGAGTTTCTGCAATTCACGTGGGAAGACATCATATCCGGGGAAGTGACATTAAAAGGAAAGGGTAACAAGTACCGTCGCTTTTTCTTTCAAAAACAGCTACAGCAAGAAGTGAAGGTTTATGCGAAAGAATGCGGTAAGACCGGGCTTTTTGCGGTTGGCAGATTTGGCCCCATGACACAACGTGGACTGTCTCAGGGTATGAAGACTTGGGGCAATTGCTGCGGCATTGACAAGAAGAAGATGCACCCTCACGCTTTCCGTCACTTCTTCGCGAAGATGTTTCTTAAGAAAAACAAGGATGTGATTCAGCTGGCTGATCTTTTAGGGCATGGCAGCGTAGACACAACAAGAATTTATTTACAGAAAAGTTATGACGAACAAAAAAGAGACTTTAATAAAAATGTTACGTGGTAGTGTTGAACAGTTGAACAGACTGGAGGACATGATGGACGGATTAACCGTTATGGACGAAACGGACCACGTAGATAACGATTTCCTGATGGAAATGCTTACCTGCGTTAACGCATTTATGGACGCGAGTAATAAGGTCATATCAAAGGTATCATCATTGCTCGCCCCTGATGCTCCCATGGACAAAAAAGGGGAACAATCCGATGAAGGTAAGAAATGGAGTGTGGAAGAGATACTGAAGCATTGCACGCTTGAGAATAACATCCTCAAGCTTCCACAAGTGCAATTCAATAAGAAATCTTATGCCGAAGCCAAAAAGTGGATAGAGGAAGCGGGCGGTTCCTGGCAAGGCGGGAAAGTGCAGGGCTTTACATTCCCGTTCAATGCCGAGCGCGTCTTCTCTATCCTCAAAGATGGGAAGCGCTGTAATCTTCAACAGGAATATCAGTTCTTTGAAACTCCGGATGGTGTTGCAGACTGGTTGATAATGCTTGCCGGAGGGATACATGAAGATGATACGGTGTTAGAGCCGAGTGCCGGTCGTGGTGCGCTTATCAAGGCTATTCATCGGGCATGTCCTTCCGTTATGGTTGAATGTTATGAACTGATGCCTGAAAACAGGGAGTTTCTGCATTCGCTGGGCAATGTAATACTACTTGGGGAAGATTTTGCGAAAGATAGTGTGGGCAGCTATAGCAAGATAATTGCCAATCCTCCATTCGCAAACAATCAGGACATAGATCATGTAAGGCTTATGTATGAACGGCTCGAAGAAGGTGGCACGCTTGCAGCCATTACCAGTCCACATTGGAAATTTGCTTCTGAAAAGAAGTGTGCTGCCTTCCGCCAATGGATTGATGAAGTACACGGGCAAGTATTTGAAATTGGTGCAGGTGAGTTTAAAGAGAGCGGAACAGGTATAAGTACAATGGCCGTGGTTATAAAGAAATAAAATCATGTTAGTAGGAACAACAAATCTTAATACGACGCTCAATATGGCATACGTCCTGACTGACGTCGTGGAAACGCTTCTATACGATTTGAGAAGTGAAATGGGAAAACAAGGTTATGAATTGCGTCATGATGCAAAACGCAACTTCAACACTGCGATAGCAGCAATTCGTAAATTGAAACTTGATGTTGACAAAACGCAATTATCCACACAGGAAAACTTCGGAAATGACTCCGATTGTCTTCTTGCCTTCATTAAGCTGTTAATAGATCGCTGCGGTGATGATGACAAGAAGATGTTTGAGTTTTATAATTATATCAAACGGTTCCCGTCGCAACTCGGCTTACAACTGTCGGATGAAAAGTGCGTATTTGCACATGTTTTTGAGAATAAATAACCATCATAACAAAATAGAAAGAAACATTATGGAAAATCATGGAATTAAAGTTATACACCTAACAGGTGCGGAAGAACAAAGTGAATATGACAGATTGACTTTTGCAGAAGATTTAGTACGTCAGCTTCCTGAAAATCATGAAGGAAGAAACTCCTGGATACTCAACTATAGTAACCGTGAAGATGCTAATAAGATGCGTGCTGATAGAGGCATTAAGTGGGATGCGTACCATCAAGCCGCTGAAACATCAAAACAGCACAGAAATGAAAACAGCACAGAAATGAAAACAAAATTTGTAAAAGAGACAGATCGTAAAGGCACTTATATCATTGAAGGTTCATTTGATGGTACTTTCTTTAATATAAAGAGGTTCATTTGTCAAGTTCAAAAACAAGAAACCGAAAAAGAGACGCAAGAGTTAGCTGATTTTATTTTATCAAAACTTAATTCCTAACAGTACAGAAATGAGCAGAATACAGGAATTAGAAGCTGAAATACAGCGTATAAAAAAAGAAGAAGCTGATAAAAAGAAAGCATTGTATCAGCATTTTGTTGGTAAGTATGTGCATAGAGCGCACACTTCGTATGAAAAGATTATCGGCATAGATCGTATTGATACAGATGAATTTGGCGACGAAGTGGTATTTGATAGTATTCATGTATATTACGATAATAGAGGAGATGAATACAATAATGATGCAAGTATCAATTTGCAAGGCTGGGGGCAAGCCTATGCCGAAGAACTTGAAAAACAACTAATATCTCCTGAAACTTTCAATAAAGCACTGAATGATTGCATTGATTTAATAAGACGAAGATTAGCGTAAAACTAAGAAAGATATGAATGAAATAGAATGGAAATCCGTTCCCGGTTACTCTAATTACCAACTAAATATATCTACGTTATCGGTCAGGAATTTATCAACCAACAAGAATCTGGTATTAAGAAAGGGTATGGTACAATTAATCGGTAAAAATGGAAATATCTCCATTAATATACCGAGATTGCTGTTTTGTGTAAGCAAAGGGGTTGATCCGCGGCGTGTCCCCAGAAACATAATAGTCGTTTTAGAAAACGGACATCCTGTTGCTTACGACAGAAGTTCGTATATGTCAGGCAAGATAAAGTCTGTTTATCATGAAAAGACTAATCAAAATCCATTGGAATCTTATACAAACGCTCGTAATTTCATAGACAATATTATATCTGCCATGGAATCCGGAGATTATACTACGGTGGTCAAATCTCTGTACGGTTACCGGGATAAACTAATAGGACGTATAATGAAAAACGGAGTAATGAGGAACGAGAACGAAGCTGTTGAACTGGCTTCTGCCGCTATTGAAAGAACGGTTTCCAATATAGTATCGGGTGTTCTGGTCTTTTTCCCCTTTCAATATATGTACGGAGTCGCTAAAGGAATTTCAATGGATGTCCATAGAGCCGAAAAAGTAACCCGGGATTTTATCAGGTCTAATCCTAATTACAAATCATATGAGAAAAGAGATGCTATTTAGCCTGTTTGGCATCGAAGACCTAAGAGATCTTCCCAATGCTGTAATGAGTTTACTTCAAGGAGATATTGAGGTGAGAAACGAAGTGTACAAGGAGCTTATTCGTAATAATAATATGGATATGTCTTATGACTGGTTTCAAGAGATCTATGAGAACGAATTGTCTGAACGTAAGCAGAAAAAACAGGATTTTACTCCAAACTCCCTTGGAGTTCTCTGTTCTAAATTAACCAGTCAGGCCGGTTCGATACATGAACCTACAGCTGGAAATGGTTCTATGATAATCGCTGACTGGTGGCAGCGCTGTAAGCAAAAGATGCCATGGGAGCATTTCCCCTCACAGAACATGGTAACCTGTTGGGAACTTTCTTCTCGTTCTATACCTATTCTGTTACTTAATTTGTCAATTCGTGGTATCATGGGTTATGTTTACCATGGTGATGTTTTAACAAAGGAGGTAAAACAAAAATATATTCTTCTCAATCGAAAGAATGATGCGCTTGCTTTCTCTGAGGTGATTAAAGTTGATATCAACGCTAAAATAGTAGAAGTATGAAATTAAATGACGTATATAATGAGTGGCTGCCTGTTAAAAGAAGGCAAGTTAAGGGCTCAACGCTAAGCTGTTATCAGCTTATATATCTGAATATACTTGCTCCCCGGTTTGGTAATACAGACGTAGAGAACATGGGGAAAAAGGTTGTTACAGCATTTCTCTATGAGCTTCTTGATTCTGGGACCAAATCAAAGAAATACTGTTCGGATATTCTAATCGTCATAAAGATGCTTATTCGCTTCGCCGGTGACGAATTGGATATCGATGTTCCCGACACCACCTGGAAGGTTATTTGGCCAACCAAGAATAAAGTCGTCACGCCCAAATTAGAGCGCTACACGCCTGAAGAATACCGTAAAATAGTGAGTTATGTTATGGATAATCCATCCCCTCGCAATTTAGGCATTTTATTGACTATATGCACCGGTATGCGGATAGGCGAAATTTGTGCATTACAATGGCAGGATGTAGATCTTGTTGGCAAGGTAATTCACGTTAATAAAACGATAGAACGCATATATCTCCCTGAAAATATCGGTACCGACAAGAAAAAGACAGTGGTAGAGATAGGATCTCCTAAAACTAATTCATCAGATAGATACATACCTATTCTTAAGGACATTTTCCCTATTGTGAAGAAGTTCTCAGCCGTATGCAAGCCCGAGTATTATGTCTGTTCCTGCTCTGAGGGGTTTGTTGAGCCTCGAACTTTACGTACATATTATCGAATATTCATCCTTGAAAAAGTGCAGTTGGATCATTGCATTAAATTTCATGGGTTGCGCCACACTTTCGCAAGTACCCTGATCGAAAATAAAGTTGATGTTAAAACAGTCTCTACAATTCTTGGACATTCGGATATAAGTACAACCCTTGATGTATATGTACATCCATCGGATGAAGCCAAAAGAGGTGCTGTTAATGGGGGCTTAAAAGGAATATTCAGATAATTAATTCAAATCTAGATAGAAATGAAAGAATCACATACAGGCATTGGGATATGCCATTGTTACCAATGTCGAATGGATAAGAAGCATTGCAGTTCTAAAAAAAGAAAGTTTGAGAAACGGGCTATAAATAAGTTCCGTCGGAAACAATTGAAATTAGATGAAATAATAAAATGTAATCGTTTTGGGAAATATTGGGCTTGATCCCAATGCTTTCCGATTTTAAAAAAGAAAGGATCTAATTATGAAACAGACATTAGAAGAAGCCGAGAAAGAATATTACGAAAAGAATTATCAGGGTTTAGATTTAAATAGGATGATGGTGGAAAATGCGTTTGAAGCCGGAGCAGAATGGCAGGCAAAACAATCACCGTGGATAAGTGTGAAAGAGAAGGCTGGTTGCGATTCATCGAATGATTGTATTGTAATGGATAGTGATGGTGAGGTATTTAGAGCATGTTTCATCAGAAACAAGTGGCTGAAATATAATCGCGGGTATTATGTGATAGACAATGTGACTCACTGGATGCCTATCCCTTCATTCGATGAAATACTGGAAGCTAATAGGGATGTATTAGAACGGATTAAAGAGAAAGGAGATTAAATATGAAAGCAAGAGTAAAATCAACAGGGGTTCTAATAGATGTAATTCCGAAAATAAATACCAATGCGTTACATAGTGGAGATAACCTATATGTATGTGATAATATGGTATTCAGAGAGTGTGAACTTGACTTTTTAAATATTGGAAATTCAGCTATTGATTGGGAACAGAGGCGCTACGAATTGGCGAAAGCTGCTATGCAAGGGATTTTAAGTGACAATACAGAAGTTGGTTACGCTTGTTCGGAAGCAGATTACAAGAAAGGAGAGAAACATACAATACCTATAAGCATTGCTCGGTTTGCAATTGCTTGTGCTGATGCTTTAATAATTAATGAATTAATGAATAAAAATGATAGAAGTATTAAGGAATAAAACTCCTGTCGCTCGTAAAGAGCATAGATGTGAATTTTGTGGTGAGGTGATACACGTTGGAGAAAAGTATAACAGGCAGTCCAATGTTTATGATGGTCGTATTTATGATTGGGTAAGTCATTGTGTATGCTCCAAGTTAGCCTATGAACTTGACATGTTTGATGATTGTGATGAAGGTCTTGACGGTGATGGGTTTGTTGACAGATTGAATCAGTATGTTTATGACAATCATTATGATGATAAAATAGATGATATTGCGAAAGATTGGCAATTACCACGCTACGAACTTGTAAAGAAAGTATTAGATGAATTAAAAAAGGAGGAATAACCATGACCGAAGAACTTGTAACGCTTGAAATAGCAAAGCTTCTAAAAGAAAAAGGTTTTAATGAATACTGCGAGAATGTTATTGATGATAACGGTGTATTGCGCAAAACTTTATACCGAACAAATAACTATTTGCCTAAAGTGTGTTATTCTCGACCTACCCAAACTATTGTGGCTAAATGGTTAAGAGAGACAAAGAATGTTCATATATGTATTTATAATAATGCTTGCGGCTATGGATATGAAATATCTAAAGCAGATAATGGCACACACATATCTAATGACTTAAAAGATGGTCCTAACAATGGAGGAGTTTGGGATACATATGAAGAAGCATTGGAAGCAGGTATTAAAGAGGCACTAAGTCTTTTGTCTTAATTATTATTACGTGCTTTATTTTGATGAAGAGCTTAAAAAGTTATTTGAAAAATATCTAATTTAATTTAAATCATATATGATAAGAAAGGAGGACTAACTATGGGATTTACAACACCATGTTTTATTAGAAAAAATACGGAAGAACTTCGTAAGAAATTGGAAGAACTGGGATATACCTTAATTCCCAATGGATACGCTGAATGGAACATTCCTACCAAAGAATGTATTTATTTATTTTGCGATGTTGACGTTTACCAAGAGCCATTAATCTCTTTCTATATGGGACGAATGTGTAAACCTTATGGATTTTATTGTGGTGAGAACGAAGCGTTGTTTTTGGCTATAGCCGCATTGAGGGATGATAGTAACTTCATGCAGTGGTTTATTTGTACTGAGGATTACATAGAATCCCCTGATAAAGAATGGAAAGTTGGAGATTGGGATTTAAATACCTGTCCGGATGTTACGTATGGACAGCAATTACCACATTGGCGTAAGGCTACGGTAGAAGAACTTATTAATCATTTTAAATAAAAGGAAGAAAGAAAGAATGAATAGAGATCACAATTAATCCCTTTGCATGAAAAGATTGTTGAATTTACAACAAGACCATTTTAATAAACTCATAATAAGTGAAGTTGCTGACTTGGCTTATTGTAATGGATATAACACGGTGCTTATTGCGGCAGAAAAGGTTTTGAGTGAGGAGGATTATTTCAAGATTGTAAAACAATTAGAAAAGGAAGTATAAGACATGAATCGTACAATAAAATTCAGAGGGAAAAGCACAAATAATGATAAATGGGTGTATGCAGAATTACATGGGTTTGGCATGGACTTGTTTAATGAGTGTGTACGGGAGAATACCGTCGGGCAATTTACTGGTTTATTCGACAAAAACAGCAAGGAAATCTATGAAGGTGACATTGTTGAACAAATAGTTACAAATGGATACGACTATGGTTTTATAGGTGAAGTAGGATTTGATAACGGAGTTTTTGGTATAAAACATAAGACTTATAAAGGTTACATTGTGTCACGTTTTGTATATTCCTCAGATTGGAATGATGGTCATGCGCACGGAACTATTTTATATGAATATGAACTAAAAGGAAATATCTACGATAATCCAGAGTTGATGAAGGAGGAATAACGATGAAAGGAAAGATATATAAAATAACTATACGTCAAATATCGTTTATGATAGGATGGTTCCCACATGCGGATAAATGGTACCACAAGCTCCAGATTATCTATTAATCAAGTTTTTATATTAGGAGAAAAATAATTATATTTGTAATGTGTATTATGTTATATATAACTCAGACTAACGAAAAGACATGAAGCTAAGACCTAAACAAGAAAAATTCTGTAATCTTTATATTGAGACCAGTAATGCTTCTGAAGCATATAGAAAGGTATATTCGTGCAAAGGCTCCAGTGATAAAACTGTATGGGAGGCAGCATCTAAGTTGGTTTCAAAGCTGTCTCCCAGAATACAGGAGCTCCAAAGTGAATTAAGAAAGAAGTCAAATATTACTAAGGATCGCGTACTTGAGGAATTGCGGTGTATTGCATTTGCTGATATCCGTGATTTCCTGAGTATAAGAAATGGTATGGTGATATTTAAAGATTCATCCGAATGGACTGAAGAAATGGCGCGTGCTGTAGAAAGTGTTAAAGTTACCAAGGAGGGGATTGAATTAAAGTTGAATGGTAAGAGTTGGAGCATATCTCGTATTTGCAAAATGTTGGGATATGATGAACCGACAGAAGTTAATATAAAACAAATGTTGCTTGATATTGATACGGGAACGGGGGATTAATGGAAAAGGTATCTATTAGTTATAGAAAGTTTAATCCAAATTTTCATCATCTTAGGGAAGCTATGAAAGATGATGATATAAGGTTTATCTTCCTCTATGGAGGTTCTTCATCGGCAAAGTCTTTTTCTGTAGCTCAGGCTATGTTGATAGAATGTCTTTCAGGGGGTAATAATACGCTTGTATTTAGAAAAGTAGGTTCTTCTATTGCTGATAGTATTTATAAGACTTTTCAGGAGGCGGTAAGGTCCCTTGGAGTATATAGACTATTCTCGTTTAGAGAGAATAAGATTATTTGTTTTAACGGGTCCTACATAACATTTAAGGGATTGGATGATTCTGAGAAAATAAAAGGCTTGGAGAGTTATAAATATGTTGTCTGTGAAGAATTGTCAGAGTTTAAAGAAGAAGATTTCAAACAGATAAAGAAGCGTCTTAGAGGCCGGAAAGGACAGAAAATCATTTCAATGTTTAATCCTATTGAGGAAGAGTGTTGGATTAAAAAAAATGTATTTGATAAAGAGCAGTTAAAAGAGGAGTCAAATGACTTGTATGGTATATTGAGAGATAATGAAACAAAGAAGATTCTTCCTAAAGAATTCTCAATGATTGCTAGAAAATGGAAGAATACAGAAAGGCTTTTGAGAAATCCTAGAACGGGAATTGAGGAAGTTCATGCTCCGGATACAGTTATAATGCAATCAACTTACCTCAATAATTTCTGGGTAGTTGGCAGTCCGGACGGGAAATATGGATTTTATGACCGGCAGGCGGTTGCTGATTTTGATAAAGATAGGACAAGAGATTATAATTACTATCGTATATATGCGCTTGGGGAATGGGGTAAAATAAAGACAGGTGGAGAGTTTTTGCATGCATTTGATTCTGGTAAGCATAAGAAGATATGTCCTGTAACAGAAGGAATTCCTTTGCACATTTCTGTTGATAATAATGTTCTCCCATATATCAGTGTATCAATATGGCAACATGAAGAATTGGAGTTAAGGCAAGTTCATGAAATCTGTGCTGAAGATCCGTTTAATACGGTAACTAAATCAGCCGAGTTGACACGTACATGGCTGGAAGGAATCGGATATGACGATGTGGTATATTTGCATGGAGATGCGAGTACCAGAAGCGGAAATACCATTGATGATGAAAAGAGATCTTTTCTGGATAAATTTATAGATGTGTTGGAAGAAACTTTTCGGGTGGTTGATATGGTCCCTAAAAAGAACCCTCCTGTTGCTATGTCGGGAGAGTTTGTGAATGCTTTATTAGAGGGTTTCCAGGGAATATCTGTGTCTATTGATGAATCATGTAAGAAGTCTATACAAGATTACGAGAATGTAAAGAAAGACACTAATGGAGGAATATTAAAAGCTCGGATTAAGGACAAGATAACAAAACAGAGTTACGAGGAGTTTGGCCATTTAACAGACTGTTTCCGTTATGTGTGTACAGATATATTCCGGGAACAGTTTTTATCATATTCAATGGCAAGGAAGAGAAATACACATAAGAAAGAAAATATGAAATATTATAATGTAGGAATAGCAATAGAAGGAGATTCTATAGTCTATATCATGCCAGATTGCAATGGTAAGTTTATAATGATACATGCAGTCTATGGAACTGAGGTCTTTATCGACGGAGTTTTATTTAGAGATGGATTTGATGCCAGATTAATGGAAGAGAAACTCAAAGAATGGGCACCTGTCAGTACTGTTTTTGAAAGTCATAAATCATATTTCCAATTTGCAAGAGATGTGAGGGAATGGATGGATAATGTGCGGGCTACCAGCTTATATGCGAATATGGACCAAAGAATATCTGCAAATGAAGAATTTATAAAAGAGAGATTTAAATTTAGAAGTGATTATGATGATTATCCTGAATATCTTTCTTTTATGGATTCAGTGATGGATTATAATGGTAAAGAGAACTATGAAGGGATTAATTGCCTGAGTGCTTTGGCTTCGGTAGTTGCAAGAACAATTAGGAATAATCAGTAATTGTTTGATGTGCCGGTTCTCTCTCTACTCTCAGAAAACGTATAAATAGGATATATCCCTTTACACGCTTTCTGAGCCGGTTCACGTAAGAAGTTCCGGCCCCTTATGAACCTTCCTCTTATTAGTTCTGTTCTATATGATAATAGATGTGATTTAGCTGATAATCATGTTGATATTAGTTAAAAACATAGCTTTGGTGGTAAAAATAGTGATGATTTAGCGTGAGATACTGACTGATTGCTTATATTTGCAACATAATAACACTACAATGTAGCGTAATTATATTTATAGATTATGAAAGCTTCTACCTATACACAAAAAACATTGGTAATAGAGAATCCTTCCAAAGGACTATTAGACTTTGTAAATAAGCTGAGAGATAGGAAATTATCTCAGCAGGAAAAATTACGCAATAAAAAGGACTGCACTATAAAAATTAATGCATAAATTTATTAGATGGATATTTCCGTTTCTATTAGTTCTCAATTAGGTGATGAATATCGAATAATAATATCTCCTTTTGACTTGGAAGTAATACCTTGTGAAGTGAGAGATCTGCTTGGAGATGATATAGAAATAGCAGATGTTACACTGGAAAGAATAAAAGGGGATAATCCGACTGATATTGGAATACTTCTGAAAATATCAAATGTCATAGGTCAAGTTTTTAACGATAATGAAAACATAATATTATACTTCTACTGTGATGATATACATGATATTTTAAGAAGAGACCAAGGATTAACTCCTCAAAAATTTAGAAGTACTTTGTTTTCAAGAATGTTCGATAAGTATATATCGTCGAATAGAATTACTAACATGATAAATACTCCTATTGAGGTTAAGGCAGATAGGAATATTTACATTCATTTGATATCAAGAAGTTCCCATTTAGAGTATGTAAATGCTATAAAGGATGCAATAATGGCAATGGAATCAAAATAAGATCTCTCTTTCTATAATTTTATGTAAGATCCCTTTCTGTTCTATTTTTCATGTAGTAAAATTATAACCCCCGTGATTTTTCTGACCATCCACTGAAATTTGGTTCTATTTTTAAGATACCATAAATAAAGGGAGAGCAAAACACACTCTCCCTTCATCATATCTACCGTCCTTTTTTCTCTATTTTCATGAACACATTGCGTCTACTTTTTGCTTCAGCTTGCTTTGTCCGTTCATTGAGGATCAATTTGAGTTCATTGAGTTCCTTGTGCATTCTAAGGATATCGTCGGTAAGTGATACGACACGGCTCAGCAATACCATGTCCATATTGGTATATTTTGAAGTTTCCATATAGCTTTTTTATTTAGAATTTCATTTAGATTAATTTCGTTTCCTTCGTCGAGATCCCAGGAGCCGTATTGCTCCCGGGGTGTTCATCCCCTAACAGAGATGTTCGCCTGATTGGTAGTCGAAGCGTTATATATAATCAATCGTTGTAGAAGAATGATTCTCCTTTCTTCCGTGTAAGCCTGTAACCTGTATACAGACAAACCAATATTAATATAATCTCTATCATAATTTTGGAATATAGTTGTGGCTGTCGGGCATTTAAACCGACCGCTGATAGTTATGTAATAGATTAGGCGGCTGGATTCACCTCACTCTTTATCTGCTTGATGGCTTTCTTCACGTTCCATTCATTTTCATATAGGGCAATGATGAAACGCACACCTTTGGTGGTCCATACTGTATATACACTTGTTCCTGTCGAACCGTCAGAACGTGTGTACGTCTGTGTACGGGTAGAATGTAATCCCCAAGTGGAATAAGGAGCATGTAATATCCATTGCCCGGACTGTTTGTAAAGGATACCTATTTCTTTCATTTTCCTGTGAAGCTTCTCCGCATCCATTCCGATTTGCTTAGCCACCTGTGTGGAGGTAAGCGTGTTGACCGATTGCAAATGGTTATCATAGTAGCTGACTTTCGGAGCGGATTTTTTGATTTTCTCTGTCTGAATCTTGATGGTGACTTGCTGCTGCTCTGATTCAATGCGCAGGCGTTCTTTCTCCTTTTCAGAAGCTACCAAAGCTTCCAAGGCTTCAATATAGGTTTGAGGAGTCTGAGGTTTGCGTTTCTCCATTTCAAGTGATTCCCATCTATCGATGATTTTTTCACGGAGTATCGCGTCATAACCAGAAGCTAAAATTAAACACCCCTTCTTAGTGAGTTCGAAGCAAGGGAGTTCTTTATATCCTCCTCTTGGCTGTGGCTGCTTGTAGGATGTCTCCACAAAATTGTGGGCAGATACTCCTTGTTTAAGTAAGTTCCTGATGTCTCGTAAAATAGCATCATGTCTTTTTCCTGTAAGTTCCGCAATTTCAAGTGAACTCATTCTATCCGTATCGTGGATTAACGTCGCCATCAAACTACTATTATTTGTTTGATTTTGATTGTTAGGATTACTGTTAAGCATAAACAATAAAAAAGAGGTACTACCATCTTTCCCGCTGCTTAACACATTCCTAACAAATGCTGACATTCCATTACAGTTTGCCACGGGGGTATAGTAATACCTCAAATATTTTAAGTACAAGCATAAAAAATGCTCGCATGATTAATGCAAGCGGAGCTTGCATTTGTTAGGATTATAAATATGTTAAGCACTGCAAATATAGATATTTTATCCGAATACAAAAAATAATTCGGATAAAACTTGGTAAGTATGTATCTATTTAATTATTTTGCGCAATATTTTTTAATATTAAAATGTTATATTCATGAAACGAACTATTTTATTGTTACTATCTATTGTTTCTGTTCTGTCATTATCTTCTTGCGGTGATGATGACAAACCTGTTGTACAATCTATCGAAATTTCTAAAAGTGAAGCTTCAGTAAAGATTGGTGAGAAAATAACTCTTACTGTCAGCCATTCGCCAGCAGATTTACCCGCTCCCGAATATGAATGGAATTCTTCTGATGAAACAATTGCAACTGTTGAAAATGGAGTTGTTTATGGCAAAGCCGTTGGAGAAGCAACTATATCAGTATCTTCCTTTAATTTAGGGTTAAAAGATATATGTAAGATTACTGTAACTCCAATTGAGGCAACGGGTATCAAACTATCTGAGAGTGAAAAGACGATGACTACCGGTGAATCATTTCGTTTGGAGTATACGATAGAACCGGAAAATACTACCAACAAAGATGTGGAGTGGGAGTCTTCGGATAAAACTATAGCAACGGTTAACGAAAATGGCGAAGTTACAGCCATTGCCGATGGTGAATGTACTATTACAGTCAAAGTCAAAGGAAGTGATACCTCCGCTAAATGTGTTGTTAAAGTGAACCCTATAAAGGTTACAGGAGTTACATTGAATGAAACAACTAAATCTATTGAAGCCGGTGAGTCATTTACTCTGACAGCTACTGTATCTCCTGAAAATGCAAAGGACAAAAGTATCAAATGGTCTTCCAGCGATCCTAATATCGCAAAGGTAGAAAACGGATTGGTGACTGCATTGGCAAAGGGTACATGTAACATAATTGCCACTACTAATGATGGGAACTTTAAAGCTCAGTGTGCTGTGAATGTTTTGCCTTCTTCGGTAAAAGGAGTTCAGTTTACGGAGTCTTCTGTTAAGGTCCTTAATGGCGAAAGCTATACATTGTCGTATTCCATTTTGCCTGAAAATGCAGAGAATAAAAATGTAAAATTTAGCAGTTCTGCACCCAACATTGTTTCCGTAGACAATAATGGAAAGGTTACAGCATTGAAGGAAGGCACTTCTACAATAACAATAACTACAGAAGATGGTGGACATACTGCTACTTGCGAAGTAATATCTACTGGAATTACAGACTTTATTAATTTAAATATTTCTGGGGGATCAGGAGCAGGACTTGTTATTATTAATGGTTATATAACTGGTTCTTTGTATTGCCATATTACGAATACAAGCTCTAAAGAAATATCTCTTACTAAGTTTGAGGTAAAAGATGGATCAACAGGAAGCATCGTATTATACACTGACGAAGCCTCTAAACTGGGCTCTCTTAAGTCAGGGCAATCAACTAATCTTGGTGGTCAGATGAGGTATGTTTACCTTCCTATATTCACTTGGACATTTACCTATGAGGGTAAAGAGTATCAAGTATCTGAACAATATAAATCTTACTAATATCTTTTTTTTCAGGCCGGGAGCAATTCCGGCCTTTTTTATATCTTATCTGTTAGCTGATAAAAAAGGCAATGGAACCTAAATTCCATCGCCTTGAATATGCCTCCAAAGAGGTCTCGTGTAAACAAATGCCAAAATTAAAGTTGTACCGCCAGCATTTCTCTCGCTGCCCTGTGTATTGCTTCCTCTATCTTAGCTTTTTGTGCTTCGGAAGCAAACGCTATCCTCTGCTTGTACTGGCGCATCAAAGAGGGATTAATGCCTGCGTACTTTGCAAAAGTAGATACGCTTATAAACTTGAAATTATCAAAGAATGAAGCTATATCATACTTATACTCAAACTCTACATTCTTCAGTTCCTCTGGCACTTCATTACCTTGCTCTTTGAGCATGGTAATATAGTCATCAATACATTCATGTAGTGATCGTTTGGCTTCATCAACGCTTTTTCCTTGACCGTTCAAGTTAAAACCGTCAAATTCCGGAACATAGACACTTATTGTCTTGTCGTCCCACATTTCAACAATAGCAACCGTTTTCATATTCCATTTATTTTATAATTCCGGTAAACAAATGTGCGGGTCATTTAAGACCCGCATCTTTCATCATGCTGTTAAGAGTGCCGCCTTTTATCTCTTGCGAACCATGCCTGCCCACTCGGAAGTATTTTCCCGTTTTCGGACTGTACCATACGTCATGTTCTTTGCCGTGACTCACGAAATAGCAGCCTATCTTTGCAGCCTTCTTTAAGAACTCTGTTGTTTTCATTTCAAAGAGCATTTGTTTACGGGTGCAAATATAACATATTTGTTATAAATATAATAATAATAGAACATGTTTTTAAGCACACTTGGATGGGAAAGGACCCAAACCTTTTTATTTTTTAGTCAGTATCTCAGTAAGTAACAGTTACATTTTGTTTGTTTATAATATTCTTTAGTTTGTTCGTTTGCTTACTTAATTCTATTATAAACCAATCTGTTAAATGAGATAAAAATAATAAATTCTATAAATAAAAAGTAGGTAGTTTAGGTAAATAATCAATAATATTATCTATATTTGCAGTGGAGAGTATCCACGGCATATAAAGGTATATGCTACCGTAAATCATAAAAGAACGAAAATACATAAAAACGGGAGTGGGTACGCCTTTGGGTGTATCCACTCTTTTTGCATATATGGGTAGCTGGTTTTCAAAAAAGGCAATGAATATGACCGATAAGGTTAATGTGGTTGAGAAGAGAGGTAATGATACATTCTATCTTACCAATCTTTTTGATTCGAAAGGTGCCATCTGGAAGACGGACTTTAACATGTCCCAAGCCATGGATAAAGAAAACGCCTTGGTGTATTGTACTCCGTTCGCTACCGTTATAAGGAAGGTGGGAGCCATGTTTGCCAACGGAAGGGTTTACCTGACAGACTCAGAGGGTAACGATGTCACAGATCCGAAGCTGACCGCCTTGTTTAAGAAACCTAATCCGCTTCAAAATTCCATCGCTTTCTTCTCTCAAATAGAAATGGTTCTCCGGACGTATGGATACTGCCCTATATACACCAATCGTATTTTCAAGAAAGGTATTCCTCGGACGATGTGGATCATCCATCCCACGCATTTCCATCTGACCGGTACCGGGAAATCTCTGGACCAGGTAGATCTGGACGGAATAGTCAAGGAGGCGTACGTTGAGTGCGGGACTGAGAAAAAGGTCCTTAACAAGGAGGAGTATTTTATCATTTACGACAGTGATATCCATATTCCTTGCAATGAAGGTGATGAGATAACGTTCGGTACGGCCGTAGACAGTTTGTCTATTCCTGTTTCTAACTGGATGGCTTCTATGCAGGCAAGTAATTCCCTGATAACGAATGGAGGCCCAAAAGGGATCATTTACAATAACGATAACAGTGAGACAGGTAACGCTTCGCTGAATTCAACCGAACAGGAATCACTTCTTGATAGATTTAAGCGGAAGTACGGGTTGATGAAAAGTCAGTTCCAGATTGCTGTCTCCCGTGCTAAATTGGGATGGATTCCTTTGAATTATAATTCTGACCAGTTGAAACTTCATGAAGAGGATAAGAGGTGTACTGAAAAGATCGCTAATGCTATCGGTCTTAACCCGAGCCTTTTTAATGAAAGTAAGTTTGAGAACCAGGAATCGGCTAAACGTGCCGGTTACCAGGACCTGATCATACCTAACTCAGAAATAATATCGGAAGCTTTTACGGAGAATGTTTGTCCGGAAGGCACTATTATGAAGATTGACTTTTCGCATGTGGAATGTTTACAGACGGATAAGAGTAAGTCTTCGGAAGTATTGCAAAGGGTAATGGATTCCATGATTAAGGGTAAACAAGCCGGTCTTATTACTGGGGATGAAGGAAGAAGCGTATTAGCTGAATATATAGATATTGATCCTGAAAAACCTAAGGGAGATTATGGAAACGAAGAATAAATATAAAGGTAGAATTGGCAAGCAAACTAAGTCCTTTTCGTTTGAGACAAAGGATTTGTCAATTGACAGCGGAAGCCGGAAGATCTCGGGATATGCTGCCATATTTGGCAATATAGACAAGTCCGGAGATATGCTTATAAAAGGATGCTTCTCAAAAAGTATCCAGGACAGGGGACCGGAAAGTCCGGCTAATGATAAGATCATATTTCTGTGGATGCATGATATGAGTGAGCCTATAGGCCGTTTAACTGCATTGCGTGAAGATGAAAAGGGCCTGTATTTTGAGGCTTTGATTGACGATGTGGAACGTGGTAACCAGGCTTTGACACAGCTTGAATCTGGAACACTGAACCAATTCTCTATTGGTTATAGATATGTGTGGGAGAAATGTGAGTGGGATGAAGAAAGAGATTGCCTGATCGTAAAAGAGGTTGTCCTTTATGAAATCTCTGTTGTCTCAATCGGTGCTAATGGTGAAACGGAGTATCTGGGATTAAAGTCAGAAGAGGATTACCAGGACCGATATTGTGAATTGGTATCTGACATCGACGTCTTATGTAAAGGACTTAACGTCATAAAACAACAAGAGTTACAAAGGATCATTGCTAAAGCTATGTCACTTGCTTCTGCAAGGCCGGAAAGCAATCCGCCAGCAAAGGAAGCCGACGTACGTGGTAAGAAGTCCATGTTTAATAAATTAAAACTAAAACAGGATTGCTTATGAAATTAGGATTTTTGGACCTTATTGACACAAAGGGAATGTCTGAGGATGACAAAAAAGTATGGGAGAAGATGGACAGCGCCTTGGCTGATTCTATCGATAAGGAGATAGGAGAGAAGATCAAGTCTTACCTTAACGATGAACTGAAAATTGAGGACCTGCGTACATCTATTACTGAAGCGGTAAAATCGATCAGCGATTTCAAGAAAGAGAATAGCGAAAGTGCGGTTGATAAGAAAACGTTTGATGAAACCATCAACAGTATCGAGGAAAGCCTTATCCGGATCAAGGCCGCTACGGAAAAGGCCGGGAACGGTGAGATTGCTCTTAAGAGCATCGATAAGCAGATTGAGGAACAACTGAAGGACTTTATCACGGTTGAGAAAGGTGCCAAGGTAGTTGACTTGAAAGGGGCGTGTAAAGCATCTGCCGGCTATAAGAAGAGTATTAATCTGGTGTTGGACAGCAAATCTGTTTCTACAGTAACCAGTACAGGCATTGCACCGCATTATAACAATATGGTAGATACTACTCTTTCTGTAGATCCGAAAGCTGAAACAGTGATTCGAAGATATGCAAACGTAGCAAGCATCAGTATGCGTTCGTTGACTTATGCTGAGTTCAAGCCGGGAGAAGGTGATGCCAAATGGGTACCTGAAGGCGGACTGAAACCTAATATGGACGCAACACTTTCGGAAAAGAGCATTACTGCCGGCAAGGTTGCGTTGACTGTGAAGCTTACAGAGGAGACTTTAACCGATTTGCCTCAGTTGGTAGCGGAGATCAGAGCGGAAATCATTAACCGTATCGGCATTACAGAAGAAGAGGGAATTATTTCTGGTACCGGAGCGGACGGACAGATTACAGGTGTATTTAAGGATCTTCCTTCATTCTCGCTTACCGGATTCAAAGTAGCTAAATCGCCCAATATGTATGATGCCATTGTAGCGGCATATACTCAGATTCTTTCTACAAGCAAGATGAATTATCGTCCTAACCTTGTATTGATGAATCCAATAGACTATGCAATGATGCAGCTTGAAAAGGATGCAAACGGACAATACTTGAGACCGTTCCGTGTAGGTGATGAACTTATCAGAGGACTCGCGGTGGAAACGTCTACCGCCATCGAACAGGGTAAGTTCCGTATCGGTGATTTCAATTACCTGAATATTCGAGACTTGGTTCAACTGACCATTACTTTTGGTTGGGAAAACGACGACTTCACGAAGAACCTTGTAACCATGATCGGTGAAAAACGATTGATGGCATATGTAAAAGCGCAGTATAAAACTGCATTTGTGAGTGATTCATTTGCTACAGTAATGGAGGCTATTTCTCCTTCAGTTGGTGGTTAAACATAAAGTTGGATAAATATGGGAAAAGAGTATAACATGGACCTGCATAAGCAGTACGAGGTTGAGTTCATTAAAGACGTGAACTTCTTTAAGAAAGGGGATAAAACGAGTGTGAATATGCCCCTTGCAAGTAAGTTTTTCAAGGACGGAAAGATCCGGGTGCCGAATAACCTGATGCAGGATGCAAAAGAGCTCGGCTGTGAAGAACTGTTCGTTAAACCGGGTGATAATAAATTAAAAGAGTAGCATATGATAATTGACGGTACATACTTTAAGGGGACAACATCTATAGATGGACTGAACGTGGATACGGGGGCTCCTTCAATTACCCGTACTGCAATGAAGGACTATCTTGACAGTTTCATTGATACGTATGAAAAAGAGTATCTGAAATTGGTGTTGGGAAGGGATATGTGCCGTCAATTCATAAACTACCTGAAGGCAGACGGGGAAGATAAGATTGATAAATGGGAAAGGCTAAAAGAGTTTCTAACCAAGGATGGTAAAAGCCCTATCGCAAATTATGTGTTCTTTTTCTTTGTGAGAAGGAACAATGTGCATGTAAGCGATGTGGGCACAACCAGTTCTGATGATGAAGACCATGCCGATCCCAATGTGGTACTTATTCCGGCATGGAATGAAATGGTTGAGATGAATCATGATTTGCTTGATTTCTTATGCAAGGATGACAGCTATGACGGTTTTTCATTTGACCGCTCAATGCTGGAAGAGATTAATTCGTTTGGCTTATGATAGTAATAACGGATGTATTCAGGGAAATAGTAGAGCGTGTCTCAAAGGAGTATGGCAAACATATCTCGTATATGTTTGGAGACTGGAGCTACATTTCTGACCAGTTGTTAGTTTGGAGCAAATCAAATGATACTGCGAAGCTAAAATATCCCGCCATATTCCTTTATTCTCCGATCGAAGAGGACAGGACCGGCGAGAAAGGGAAAATGTCATTGGATATACTCCTTGTCGTAAATACATTGCCTTCATATACCAACGAAGAACGTTCGCGTATATCATTCGCAGAATGTCTCAGACCTATTTACGAGATATTGATCAAGGAGATCGGTAAAGAGCCGGCGTTTGATATGGCTTATGTAAAAAGTATCCCGCACATATATGTTGAGAATTACCGGTACGGCAAAGCAGGAGTGACGGGTCCGGACGGAAAGCCATTCAAAGATTATATCGACGGGATAAATATTAAGAATTTACAGATCACATTAAAAAAAGAGAAGTGTTATGGCGATAGAATTTAGAGAATGTAAGGGGCAGGAAGACTTTAATACCGGAAGATCGAAGTGTATTCTTGATCCCGGAAAGATAAAAGCGGTAATCCTTATTCCACGTGGTTTTAAAATCCCTAACGGACTGACCGCAGATAAGTTAGAAGAGCTGTGTCATGCAGACCGGCCCAACCGTATTTATCCGATAAAGACGGTTGAGGAGTTTGCGCCTACCGGTGGTGAAGCCAATGTAAATGCAACCGGCTATGGTGGAAATAAAATCACCGGATATTCAGCGTATACAGCGGCGCTTACTCTGGATAATTATGATGCCAGTCTTAAAGCCAATCTTATGATGGCAAAAGGAGTGGAATTTGACGGAGTAATTGTTGATGAAGATAATGTGTTGTTCGGAACGAATCGCAATACTACGGGATTGAGTGGTATCCCGCTTTCGGGAGTATATCCGAGTGGCCAGGATTGGGATTCTTCCGGTCAGGAGGCCAATCTGGTCGTAAACCTGATGTTTAAGGATTACGAGAAATACATCAAGACAGCAGACATCATGGCCCTGACGTTTGATGTAGTGGAAGCATTGAAAGGGCTTGTGTTCGTTGACCTGGTGAAAGTGGGAGAGAATAAGTACAAGTTGATTGAGCACTTCGGAGGACTTAATGTTACAGGGTATTATGCGGACGCTCTTTCTAAAGGTGCCGAAAAAAGTTTCGACGGGGGTGTATCGGCTATTACCTACGATAATGGTGAATTGACTGTCACCGCTACAGGAACTCCTTCTTTGAAGAAGCCTTCTGAACTTCAGAAAAACGGTATTGTCGGTATTGAGCAGAAAGAATCGTATGATTCAAGTCTTTAACTTATAAATACAATACAACATGATTGTAGAAGGCGTGAATTTCATAGAAAACGAGGTCGTGAAGTGGAAACGAAAGGACTTTATCGATACTCACAAAAAAATATTCTTCTTGAACAGGGAAGAATTTGAGAGAGAAAAGATTCTGGGTGATATCTATGACCGGATAAAGGGAATACTTCCGGATAAGGGTAAGATGATTGATTGACAGGGTGAAGGGGATGGATTTTTATTAGTTCATCCCCTTTTAAATTACATGGGATATGGCAACATTAAGCGATGCGGCTGATAATTTTAAACTGTTTGTTGGAGGACTTGAGAAAGTTGTAAAACACACAATTCAGAGTAATGCTGATTTGGTGCAGGACTTTATCCGGCAACAATTGTATTCAGGGGTGAACGGTCGTGGCAAACCTTTAAGGCCAACTTATCTCAATGATCCTTTTTTTAATTCGGAAGATGCGGGCAGATGGTTCCATAACGCTGAAGGCTATATGAAATGGAAAATGGAGAAAACACCCCCGACTCCTTCTTATCTATTCTTGCCACCACGTGATATGAAAACTCCAAACCTTATAATCCGTGGAGACTATTATTCTTCTATTACTGCTATCCCAATTGATGACGGATTGAGGATAGAGTCTGTCGGAGTCTCTTTTGGGGATGATATTGAAAAGAAATACGGCAGTATAATACTGGCCGTAGGACCCGAAGCATTGGGGTATTTTATGGTTCATTTTATGAATCCCGCGTTACGGGAATATTATGCAAAATTCGGTATACTGTGAGCTGTTGGTGTGATAATAAAAAAAGGATGCAGGATATAGAGAGAGTCCGAAGTCTTGCACGCATAGCTGCCAAGATGGATCACTCTGTGTATGTGCTGTACGAAAGGAAAGACGGAACCTTTGATTTTCTACCGGAAGGTATTGAATTCTATGGGACGTTTGTTGAATTGGTGTTTTATTAGAATAAGAAGTAATAACCATCGTGTGAAGGGGCACGATACAAAATTTTAAATTATGGCGAATGAATTTAAAATAACGGATATTGTTGATAAAAAAGCTTTTGATGAATTAACTAACCTGATTGCTAAATTTAATGAAACCAAAGAGGCTTATGTGAATCTTACCAAAGATTTGGCAGGAGGTCTCAGAGTAAAACCGGGAGATCTTAAGGAATTAGCGGATAAAACAGAGAAGTATACCGGTATAATGAACCAATTGATTACTACTCAAAACGAACTGTCTGATATACAAGGTAAATACAAGGGTTTACTTAAGCAAATAGAAGAACAAACGGAGAAAAATGTAAAAGCTATTCTGGAAGAAGCAAAAGCTAATAAACTAAACAAAGATGCAGAGTTGGCAGCTCAAAAGATTGAGACGGAACGATTAAGGCAAAAAAAATTAATAAATCAAGAAAATAAAAGACACAAATATACAGTAGAGGAGGGGATCTCAGCCCTTAGAATGGAAATTAAAACACTTCGGGATGCTGAGGAGCAGAATAAAATACTTCGTTCCGCAAGAAAAGAAGTAGATATGACTACAAAAGAGGGTACTGAAACTATAAAGAAGTTTAATGAAGTCATAGATCGTAACGATTCATTGATTAAAAAGAATTCTGATTCTTTAGTTCAGTCAAAGATGAATGTCGGCCGTTATAAAGAAGATATAAAAGCTGCTACATCGGAGATATTAAAAGGTAATGTCTCTCTCAAAAACATGGGTAATCTGGCCAAGAGCACCGGAGGTCTATTAAAATCCAGTATGGGAACCGGATTACAAGAAGTCAGGATTGGAGTGGGTTCAATGATTAAGGGAATGGTAGGTGCACAGGCTGTTATTTCCGGCATACAACAAATGATAGGTCTGTTTAAATCGGGAGTAAGATCTATTATAGATTTTGAAGCTGCAAACAGTAATCTTTCTGCAATTTTAGGAACTACCTCTAAAAATATAAAAGATCTCACCGCAGATGCTCAACGCCTAGGGGCAGCTACTAAGTATACTGCTTCTGAAGCTACCGGACTACAAATAGAATTAGCCAAATTAGGATTTTCCCGGAAAGAAATATTGCAATCGACTGAAGGTATTCTCAAGTTTGCTCAGGCAACTGGTGCAGAATTACCTGAAGCGGCAGCGCTTGCCGGTGCTGCACTACGAATGTTTAATGCTGATACTTCTGAAACGGAAAGATATGTGTCGGCAATGGCTATTGCAACTTCAAAGAGTGCACTTTCATTTTCTTATCTTCAGACAGCTATGCCCATTGTAGGACCTGTTGCAAAAGCTTTTAATTTCCAGATAGAAGATACTTTAGCATTATTAGGGAAATTAGCTGATGCCGGATTTGATGCTTCTATGTCTGCTACTGCAACACGTAATATTTTGCTTAATCTTGCCGATGGTTCGGGTAAATTAGCAAAGGCGCTTGGTGGTCCGGTAAAGACACTCCCTGAATTAGTTGCTGGACTTAAAAAATTAAAAGATCAAGGAGTAGATCTAAATACGACATTAGAGTTAACAGATAAGCGCAGTGTTGCTGCTTTTAATGCTTTTCTTACTGCTGCTGATAAAATAGTTCCATTACGTGAACAAATTACAGGAGTTAAAGGAGAATTGGATGACATGGCTAATACAATGGGGGATAATGTTCAAGGAGCTATTGCCGGATTATCTTCAGCATGGGAAGCATTTATGCTATCATTTTCAAAATCTACAGGTCTGATGAAAGATGTCTTAGATTTTTTTGCAGAAGGATTAAGAGAAGTCGCGAAACAGTTGAAATCATATAATCAGATGCAGGATGATGCGGAAAATGAAGCAGTAGCTAGAGCACAAAAGGAGTTAGCCACATCCGATGTTCTGAAAAAGAATCGAGAAAATATGGCTCGACTGTATAAAGAAAAAATTAAGGAGGGGATGTCGGCAGATGAAGCTGCTATATCTGCTAAAGAAGAATATATTTCTTCATTGGAAAGTACTTTTGAAATTGAAAATAGGGCATATAAAACAGCAATACATGATCGGAAACAAGCTGAAGAGGAATTAAATAAAACGGGATTGTTTTATTTTAATTCATCAAAAGGATTGTCTAAAAAACAATTAAAAGAAAACGTTGAGACTGCAATTGTAGCCGCTGCTGGTAAAAAGGCAATAGCATCTATAACAGAGTCTATTATTGAGGATTTAAAAAAAGTAGATCTTCAGCAAGAAGAAACAAATCAAAACTTAACAAAAGAATTAACGGATAAAGAAAAAAAAGAATTAGAAAAGGCTGAAAGAGAGCGATTAAAAATAAAAGAGAACTATCAGCAGTCTGAATTGGATCTGATGGATGAAGGCCTTGAAAAAGAGTTAGCAAAGATCAGTTTTGAATATACCAAAAGAATTGCTGCCATAAAGGGAAATAGTGAAGAAGAGATAAAAACTCGTGAAAATCTTTCTAAAAAAATGCAAGAAGCCATAGAAGACAAAACTGTATCATTCAATTTAGACAAAGAGAAAAAGGACTTGTCTAATAGGCTTGAGCTTGTAAAGGAAGGGAGTGAGGAAGAGTTGGAATTAAGGCAGAGATTGCTTCTTGTTGAACGTGCAAGAGAAGTATATTATGCAGATAAGACAGGAGAAGATGTCGTTGCCATTCAAGAGAAATATGATAAGAAATCTATTGATTTGATGGCCAAATTTGCAGATCTAAGGAATAAAAAACTGCAAGAGCAATATTCTATGGATGCTATAATAGCTTCAGCCAGTATGCAGGAAGAATTGGATGCCTTATCTGCAAAATACACTAAGGGATTGATTCAAAGAGAGGATTATGAGCGTGAAAAAGCGAGAATAACGCAAAAATATGCCATAGAACAAGCACGAGCGGCTATTGAATTGGCTAAACAACAATTAAATACTCCCGGATTATCCCCAGATGACAAACTTAAATTAGAAAGGAAGATAGCAGAGGCTGAGATCGCTCTTGCTAAAGAGGTACGTGATGCTGAAATTAATGCATATGAAGATACAGTAAAAGCGCATCAAAAGAAAATGAATAAGATTTCTGAAGGTATACAAATGGCCTCAGAAATACTTAATGGATTTTCAGAACTTGGTTCTGCCATTTTTGATCGGAAAATCTCTGAAATAGAGAAAGAACAAGAGGCTAATGAAAAATCCGGAGAGGAAGAAATAGAAAGAATAGAACAGTTGGCTGAAAAAGGGGCTATTACTACAGAGGAAGCTGAGGAAAGGAAAAGAGTTGCTGAAAAGAAAACAGCGGCAAAGAATAAAGAACTGGAGAAGCAAAAAGCTGATTTACAAACCAGGCAAGCCAAGTTTGATAAAGCTAATAATATAATGCAAACAATAATGAATACAGCAGCCGGTATAATGAAAACTATTGCCGAAGTTGGGCTTCCGGCAGCAATTCCATTTATAGCTACAACTTCTGCATTAGGCGCTATTCAGCTTGCGACTATTATTGCTCAGCCTATTCCCAAATATGCTAAGGGTACAGATAACCATCCCGGTGGGTTAGCTATTGTAGGAGATGGAGGTAAACATGAAGCTGTTGTAACTGACAGGGGAGCTTATATAACTCCTAATGTTCCTACTTTGATTGATTTGCCGCGTCGGGCAAAGGTTATTCCCGATGTAGATATAGAGAGGCGCAGTGATTTCCTGCCTCCTTTTGACAGGTTAGCTTTGTATCGCAGCATGAACTTGCGTTCAGACATAGGTGCTTTGATGAAGGATGCCGAAAGGATGGGTGAGCCTATTACTGTGAATGTGAATAATGATTATAGAAAGTTGGAGCGTGAGATGCAGTCGTTAAACCGTTCGTTTGAAAAGATGGCTAAATACCAGAAGAAGGCTGCAAAAGAGGCCGAGCTAAGAAATATATCAAGTCGTATTTAAATCACCGTATAAAGGAGTACGGAACATTCTTATGAAAACAAATCAAATTATGATTCGCCAAATGGGTGAATTTAAGGTAATTCAGAGAACTAAAGATGCGTTTTTCAATGCTACAAATTTATTGAAACAGTGGAATCAATTGAAAGGTATGAAGAAGGAAGTTAATGACTACTTCGGCTTATCTTCCACTAAAGAGTTCATTTACACTATAATGGAGAGAGAAAATTATGATAGGGGTAATTACCCCTATCATAAATCAAGGGCAAATAAGGGGGATAATGCGGGTACCTGGATGCATCCACTACTTTTTATTGATTTTGCAATGTGGATAAATCCGTCTTTTAAATATGATGTTCTCAAATTTGTCTATGATGAAATGATAAAATTCCGCAATCTTGCTGGCGATGCATACCCATCCATGTGTAAAGCGGTCAGTTCTATTTTGCCAGATGACCTATTCAAACAAAAGGTTAAAGATTTGGCAAAATCCCTCAATATTATTGTTTATGGCAAACATGAATTAGAGATGCGTAATAAAATTGGTGATGAAGCTAAAATACGCGAATTGTATGAGTTGGAATTACATATAGCTCAATGGATTGAGCTCGGATTCATTAAAGATTATAAAGATTTGAAAGAGACTTTGAACAAAGTGTATTACAAAAAGTATCCTAATATTTTGCCGCTTTAGCATGATATACACAGATCTTGATAGAATATCCCTCAGAAGATTCATAGATGTATTTTGTGGAAATTCGGACGCCGTGTGTGAAGGAGATTATAGTGAAGATGAAAAACAGAAAGCGGCGTCCGGATTGGTTAATGAATATATGTCTATAGTTGGGAAGAAAGGAATATTGGCTGAAGTTTCTAAGAAGAATGAAATTATCAGCCTTGTGATAAAGATACAGTTGATGAACTGCTGCCGTTATCTTACTGAAGAGAAGGAGTGGTCTACGGTTTGTTTGATTCTTAATGATATGGGATATAGTCTTGATCCTAATGATCACAATAAGATATGCAGCAGGATTGAAGCTATTTTATCTAACAGTAGATTTCGGGTGGATAAGATCATGTCAGAACAATCCGACCTCCCTAAGTCGGCTATTATGGATAGGGATTACTTTGTGAGAGAAAGAGTGGCCGTAATGCAACATTTCAATATGCATATTGATCCGGATTCATTTTCCGCAAAGGAATATGCCTATATGGTAAAGAGGATGTGTGATGATGTTGATTTGCGTCTGAAATCATTAAAAAGAAAATAATATGTATTATAAATGTGAGTTATTAGTTGATGGATACTCGTATCAGGTAACGGATAACCTGGTCAATTGGGACGACATAACCACTTCTTTTAAGAGGGGGGATTATGATGGAGTCGTAAGATCGTTCTCTACAAAGTTTGAGTTTTCTAATGCTGCATATAATTTATTAAAACGCGTATTCCGGGATAAATATCTGCAAGCATCTGCGAGTGTGGTGTTTTACACAAGAAATAATAGTTGGCTCTGGAATGAAAGATTCCGGTGTTCGTTAGATTTCTCCACATTTCAAGATGATGGGAATACCATATCTATCAGTGCTGTAGATGACAGCCTGGCCGCATTGATAAAAGCTAAAAAGGGAACACAGTATGAATATGCTGTGAGCGAACTTACAGAAGGCAAATACTTGTACTATGACGGTATAAAAATGAATCAGAATGTGAACTGGTTGGTTGCCGGGAATAGCATTGAGGATTCAACGGATATATCAGTGAAGTTAGAGGCTGCATTACTAAACCAAAAATACTTTCCATTAGTGGTTGGGGCAAGTGAAACATCTATAGGTGGATATATTACATATGGAGATACCTTTCAGCAAGATGTATCTAAAAATGATAAAGACACTTTCCTTTTCAGAGCGGAAAGGAATATTACCTGTTTTTTAAATGTATCTATTTCATTTAAAGTGGCTGCAAATAAAGCTCTATCCATGCAGCTTATAAAAGTTGGTTTAGACGGCAGTGAAACGGAAATAGCGGGAACATTTGTTAATGATGAACATCCAGAAACTATTTTCTTACTTTCATATATGAATAATATAACATTACTTGAAGGAGAGTATTGCTTTATCAAATATGGATCTATTAAAGAAATGACTTTGACTATTAGGGACCCTTATATTAGTCTAAATTGGGATGCAAGAATAATACCGGTTAACATTGATATAGTTACTCCTGTCAAGCTTCTAAACCGGCTTCTTCAAAGTATAAATGGAGGGCAGGAAGGAATTACAGGAGAGATCGTTTCAGGGGTAGACAAGAGATTGGATGAATGTATGATAATTCCTGCTGAGAGTGCAAGAGGTCTGAAAAAGGCAAAATTATATTGTTCGTATACAAAGTTTGTTGATTGGATGCAGTCAGAGTTTGGCTTTGTTCCTGTGATAGAGGAAGACAAGGTTACATTTGTACATAGAAGTAGTCTGTTTTCAAAAAACATAGTAAAAGATTTCGGTGACAATATACGGTCGTTTGAATATAGCGTAAATTCTTCCTTGATTTATTCCCGGGTACGGGTCGGTTATGACAAGCAGGATTATGACAGTGTGAACGGACGTGATGAATTTCATTTCACAAATGAATATAGTACCGGAGTGACCTTGACTGATAATTCCCTTGAATTGATAAGCCCGTTTCGGGCTGACGCATACGGAATAGAGTTTTTAGTTCAGAAAAGGGGAGAGGATACTACGGATAGTGACAGCGACAATGATGTATTCTTTGTTAATGCAAGGCTTGCTTCAATAGATGGCGGATACCGTCTTATACGTAAGATAAATGGTGGGCCATCCATTTCCGGGGTAATAAGTCCCGATACAATGTTTAATGCTGTATACTCTCCACGTTATATGATAGAGGCTAACCGGAAGTTTATTGGTGCATTTACCAACACATTGGACTTTGCGTCTTCTGATGGTAACAGTGACGTTGTTATTGATGGAGTATCCGAGAAAACGGATATCCAGTTGACGGAAGGAGAGAGGCTGTTTACTGTTGGCGAGGTTTCAGTAGAGTCCGGAGATATGAAAGCTCCTGATGATCTCACAGGATTAATATCTATAGAGAAGGGAGGAGAAACATATCATGGGTATATTAAAGACGGTAAGTTTAATTACGGCCGTTCTGAAGCTGCTAAATATACTTTGATAGTGGAGAGTATAAAATAAGGTGAAATTGTTCATAATTACGTTTTTAATTCATATATTTGCTACGATAACACAGGTCAAGAGGCTTGTAACCCAAATTCGGACTAAAGGACTATGATTAAGATAGGTGATATATGCCCATTGTTCTTTTCGCCAGTTAAGGACAAATATGCAATCGATGTAGATTACATTCAGAGGTTTCATACAACTGATAAAATACTCCTGCAAATATTTGCGGATGACGGAGAAGTAGCTTCAGCCTCTCTTAACGATCTTATCAAAGGAACTTCTTCCAATATCCAATTCCAGACTTATGAGGTAAATGCATCTGTTATGATGTATTATGTCGTGTTTACTTCACTTCCGGATTCAGTATATAGTATAACTTTTGAAAGGAAAGAATCTGAGCCATTTGAAGTATGTTCCGATTCCAATATCTTGGAAGAAACCGCACTGATTCGCTATTCACACAAAGATAATAATTCTGCTTTTGATAATATCTTCTGGATAGGAGATACTCAACAGGTATTCGAATGGAGAGTGGAAGCTGGGTTTAAGCCGGCAGGATATTCCGCAAAGATAGATAATGAACAATACCGCAATCAAAGACAAGAAATAGAAGAGTTATATGCTGTTCCCTATGATTCGTATGTACTTACAATAGGAAACTCGTGTGGTGTCCCGTATTGGTTCGGAAGGCATCTTAACCGGATATTGTGTGTGTCTATGTTTGATGTGAATGGAGAGAGATATGTAAGATCCGAGAATTCTGTTCCAGAGATAAGTCAGGTTATGGAAGACAGCCAAATGTTTTTCGTGACTATTGCATTGGAACCACAGGAAAATTCTATTGCCGGTGTTGGCGGTGCTCCTGAGCAGGCGAGCAGCGCATCTATTGTCGGTTTTGTCGTAAATAACCCGAAGGAGGGGGAAATGTTGAAATATAAAGAAAGCGAAGCGGCATTCATAAATACTTCACGAATTTGACATGAAAAAGAATATAAGCAAAATACAATGGTTTGGTTCAGAAATTGAAAACGGGAAAGCAAAAGCTCCCGTCATTTCTCCTGATTCTATGTCGCATTTGGAAGGGCTTAATCAAGGAGAATTTTATATCTGTAATGCAGACGAAGATCCGGCTATATTTATACGTACCAACAGGGATAATGTAGTAGCGTTTAAGCTTGCTGCGGATGTTGACATGGAGGCTTTGAAAAAGGTTTTTCTCCGGAAAGACCAAAACGACACCACCCCCTACAAACTGACCATCCGTGGTGGCATTGAAACAGGTTGGGACCAATCTCAGGCAGAGCCTACCGCTTCTCTCTCTGAGGATGGCATATTAAACGCTGCCGCGGCTATATTGAAAGAATATATCTCTTCGCCTAAGTTTATTCCGGGATTTACAGGCGAAGGCTTTAAAATATATAAAGACGAGTATGGCAACTGGCATATAGAATGCGACATTCTAGATGTGAGGAAAGTTATGAATGTATTTGAGTTGCTTATACAGAAAGTACGTTCAATAAATGGTGCTCTTGTTATAAGCCAAGCGAACGGGAAAGTCAGTGCAGTTACTGAGACTCCTGATTTGCAATCTTGGATTCTTGAATTTGAGGATGAAGATGAAACATTCCAGGCGCACGACTTAGTGAGGTGTCAAGTTTTTGATAGAAGAATAATCCAGTCACCGGCTTTTGATTTTACAAAATTTACAGCCTATTTATATGATGGTTCAGCCATAGATGATAGCGTAAAGATAACGAACACAAGCATTGAGTTTAGCATGAATAATTCAGCAAATTCAGGCTTTCAACTTTACATGTATCCAGAGGGACATGTAGCAGATGCTCCTATAACGACTAAAGAATGCAAATTAGAAATATCTGGTTTGTATGATGGTGCTATGGCTGTATGGAGTGGTTTATCAAAGGATGGAATCGGTTCTGATACTGTAGGAGGGCTTTTGACAAATGGCGAGAATGTAATTCGTGCCATCAATGTATCCGAAGAGATATACAACCTTGGTATAATGATTGTATTAGATTCCGGACATGGTAACGGAAAGGTTACTGTTACTCAAAAAATGGAGGATACATCATCTAAAAAAGGTAAATACTATTGGTGCGAAGTTGCGAGTGTAAATGGTAATCTCGTAACTATTCAAAAGTCTGAGTTTGAAGGAATTATACCAGTAGTAGGTGATGAAGTTGTACAGATGGGTAATACTGAGAATCCTCTTCGTCAGAGCTTGATATATATGTCGGCTGCCGAGGATGGCAAGCCTAAGATTGAGATATTAGGTGGAGTCAAGACTAAGTCATTTGCCGGAGCGTCTCGCTCTGTATTTGGGAATTTAGATCATATAACGGACCCGGATTTTCCGGATAATATGCAGCCGCACGATAATGGTATATATACAAATAACGGTTATTTCAAAGGCATCTTCATCCTTCGCAACGGAAAGACCATCGAGCAGGAGTTTGAATCTACCAACAAAGAGATAGATATTGCCAAAACCGATGCGAAAGCTGCCCAAGATAGATTGAACACCTGGGCGGATGATGGTGTCATATCACCAACCGAAAAGACCGCGTTAAAGCAGGAAATGGAGGCATTAAAAGCAGAAAGAGATTCTATTCTGGCTAATGCAACACGGTATGGCATTGATACCGTTGCTTATCGGAATGCTTTCAACGATTACTATCATGTGCTTGAAACACATTCGGCAAGCGAACCTGAAAATATACCGGTTAGCGCTTCATTCAAGACTCTTCAACAGGCTTATTATGACCAGCAGCGGACAATTATAGACGCTATCAACTCCGCTTCATACTCTTACGTAGGTGAAAAGGTTAAGATTGAGACTGACACGATTATGGAGGCTTTGCCAGGGCAGATTACGTTGGCTGTGAAGGGTGAGGTGAGTAAGGTGAAGGTGGGGGATGTAAATTTATTGTATGGGGGGTATAGAGAGAAGGCATATGCAGCTTATAATATAGGGTATTATAATTATGATGCACCCGTGATTGATGGGAAAGAATATACGTTAACCATATGCTATACTTTATCTGAAAATAATACTAAAATTCGTGCTTATTCCAATGGTGGTACTAATTTGATAGCAAATTATGAAACTAAGGGGGAGAAGGTTATTGAAAGCCAAAAAATTACAATGAAGGGATACAAACCCAATGAGGGTATGTATTTTTATCAATTCCCTAACGGAACCTATGGCTCTAAAGTGCATTGGGCTGTTCTTACTGATGGTAACATAGGAGTAACACAATGGATTCCGTCTGCAAGTGAGCGTGGAGTAGGTATTAAGAACTTATGCTCTTTTAAACGTATTACGGATGCGGGATTTACATACGCAATGGAATACAAAGAGGACGGACACATAGGTATCAATTTAGGTGCTTTAAATGTAGAGTCTAGCGTTCCAGAAAAAGATATGTTCGGATTGGTTTATGACGATAGCAAACGCTATGTTTTGTTTATAGATGATGTTGATTACGGTTATGAAATTGATCCAAACACAAACACAATGTATATCAACGTTAAGTATAAAGATGGTACGTCAGAAGGTATACAATTAGTTGGCACAAAACCATCAAAAGACTATATAATAACAAGCAAACCAGTTAAATGTATAGTAGGTACTTATTATGTTGCATATAATCCATTTGCAAGAATAGGACTTTATGAAACATATGAGTTAGTTTCGTGGAGCCCAGCCCCCGAAGATCTTAACTACATTGCCAAGACCTACACCGACTCAGAGATAAAAGTAACGAAAGGGTTAATTGAAAGCAAAGTCTCCCAAACCGACTTTGATGCTCTCGGACAGGTTGTATCCAATCAGGGCACTGAGATCTCTCAGACCAAGACTGATATTAACCTTGTATCAACGGTATCTGGTAATGCACGTTTGATTGCGCTTGCTATGAGCAAGGGTAAGATGTTGAATCGTGATCCGGAGTTTAGGAGCGGGCTGAACGGCATTGAAACCTACAATAATGCTGGTGGAGGGACTGTGACAGTTGAAAGAACAACGGATATTAATCTGCCCAACCAATCAGGCTATAAAATTAAAATTACAACTACGGGTGCTGCTTCTCCAGGATTGGGTGGCTTCTATTTTGGCACTCAAACACGCGCGAATGCCGTATTTATAACTCGGTTTATTGCATGGGTTCCCGTTGGATATAAAATTGAGTGGGCTTCAAATGCTACAGGTAACGGTGGTACAGCAAAATGGCTCACTAACAAGCTTGGCACTGGTGATTGGGAAGAATATGCGTATTATGTCAAGTGCGGTTCAAGTGGGACATTCTTTTCTACTAACTTCTTTTATTTAGCGGGAGGTGATGGCAGTTTACCCGTCACCTGGTACCTTGCCTTTGCCACGGTCTACGATGCCGGCTCTATTGATGATACTCCTACAAAGGATGAATTAAAAACTGGAATCACTATTAAGCCGGGTGCTATCAATATATTCGGGAAAGATATCAGTATTGCAGGCATGGTTACTTTTTCCGGCTTGTCGGCATCCGAGCAGCAAAATTTCAAGGGTAATACAGGACCACAAGGCCCGCAGGGTCCCCAAGGTCCAACTGGACCTACCGGTGCTACTGGTGCTACCGGATCTATTGGTCCTATTGGTCCCCAGGGACCACAGGGATCTCAGGGGCCTAAAGGAGATAAGGGAGACACTGGTCCACAAGGACCTCAAGGACCGCAGGGATTCTTGGACGCTACCGCTATGCGTAACTTGCAGAATGATTTCGCAACGAAACTCGGATACTCTTCGTATGACCAAATGGCTTCGTATGCTACTCAGGGTAAAACAATTATCAATGGTGGATTGATTCGAACGAACTTGATTGATGCAACCGCAATCGTTACCAATGCCTTAGCGGCTGGTCGAATTACAACAGGAAACATTACGGTAACGAATGGTGCTCAAATTGGGTATTTTACGATTCAAGATAACGGATTGTATTCAGATGGACTATCTACTGTGATTACGATGAAAAATTCTTCCGGTCAGGTTATTATAATACCTCAGATGATTACTATAACTCGTAATGACGGTGGAGCATCTATATCTACATCAGGTAATAGCTATGTGGATTTGAACGGTACAAATATAAATCTTGCAGGCACCGTAGCAGTCAATATCAATAGTAAGTTGATTACAAATGGTATCGTCAAGATGACTCAGGGGTTAATATTTAGAACTCGGGTTATATCATCATCTATCGCTTTGGATAGTAGTGATTGCTTTGTTGTATGTACTAATTCTGGTAGTATAAATGTGACCCTTCCAGGATATCCAGAGGTTGGGCGATTTATCTATGTTCGTAGAAGGAATGGAAGTGTAACTATTTATGGTGGAACAAATAGTATTTACTCAAACAAAGTATTATCGTCAGCTACTTTAGGTAATAACTCAGACCTATTTATGTTTGTCTTTGATGGGACATACTGGATTTTAAATTATTGTGGAGTTTAATATAAATATATAGAGTATGAAAATAGATTTTAGAAAGATCGTGGTTAACGATATCGAAGGAAATGTCTTGATGAAAGAGGTTGAGAAGAGAGACTCTGAGGGCAACATTGTCGGGACGGAGAGAGTGATTGATTACAAAGATGTAAGCAAGGACTTAGGTAATGCTATTTACTTTAATGTGAGTGACATCAAAGATCAGGAGATCGGCAGAAAGTTATATCTTGAAGGTGAGATTGAAGTCGATGGTCCCACTGCTGCTCTGATTAAGAAATTTGCAGATCAGATTTTCTATGCTTATGTAAAGTTCCCTCTCTTCAAATTGCTGGATTCAGCTTTGAATCAAAACAAAGAATAAATTTATTATAAACTTAAAATTAAAATGCAATGAACGAAGAGATTAAAATTGTAGCTACCGATACAACAGAAGTAAAGAGCTTTGAAGGAACTTCTTTAAGTATTCCGACCGTTAAGTATTCGATCAGATATACTTCAATCAATGGTAACAAACAGTCGATATTTGTTGGTGTAACTGATAATGCAACAGAAACGGTACCGAACGCTGATGGAGATGGCACACATGAAGAGATCAGAGAGATGAAGTTGGGAGAGGTCCGATTTGACCCTGTTCCAACTCCGCAGATAACTACTATTAGTTTTATCTACACGAATGACTTTGAATGTTATATGTCTGATATCCGTAAGATCATTGACCAGATCACTAGTGATAAGTCATAGCATAAAAAAGCCCACCTCACCTTCACAGGCAAGATAGGCTCACGCATTTATCTAGTTTTAATTTAATTATGTAATCTGATTACAAATGTAGTATTATTATTTAAAAAGACAAATATGCAAGACAAATCAATACATCAATTCTCTTCTGGTCTGTTTGCTCCTGTAGCCGGAAGTTTCGTAATGGAAGCTATAGAGCACATGATCCCATGGTTGATCACTATGTTCTTTGTAATACTGTGTGATTTGGCTACGGGATGCAGGAAGAGCTTGTTGATGGGTGAGCGCGTGAGGTTTAGTAGGGCTTGGCGGGCTACAATGGGTAAGATGGTTACCTATTTTAGCTTTGTAATCATGGTGGTGATGATAAACGAGGCCAGTGGTGGAAGATATAACATTGATATATTTGCTTGCTTATCTGTCTGCTTTATCGAAGGTTGCTCTATCATATCGAATATTCTTAAGCCCAAGGGCTATGATTTTAATCTGATAGTAGCTATTGGGTTATTTGCTAAAAAGGTATTCAAGATAGAGAAAGAAGATTTAAAAGAGGTGATAACTAAAAAGGAGGAGGACAAGAAATGAATTTAAATTTAGTATATCTAATTCCCTTTATGCTTTATGTCATATTCTTTGCATTTACGAATGATAAAACCGATAATGGCAATAGGGGTATAAGTAATAGCAGAGGACCTAAGAAAGGTTGATAAAGCATATTCGTGTCCAAGTGTATAGTTTTCCGGTGAACGTATAAGGTAAAAAGATGCAGCTAACATTGGACATATGAGTATTAGGATTTCAAGTTTATATCTACGTTTTGCTAATACAGAACATAAGCAGAGCATTGCAAATGAATAGTATATAGATAAAATGGAAGCCGTAGCAGAAAATATAATCTGCAAATAGATATCTAAATTATTGAATTGCGGAATATATAAATATAGTATAGTGAAAATCAATGGAAGCTGTATGCAAAAGCCGGTAAAAACATTTTTCTGTTCTGTATTATAGCTTTTAATTAGTTCAGATATATCCATAAAAATCTAATTTTTTCGCAAAGTTAATATTAAATAAATAAAGAGGAAAAGAAAATAAGGAGGAAAGAGTATGAAAGTTCTAATTGACAATGGACATGGCGAGAATACACCGGGAAAGTGTTCACCGGACGGAAGGTTACGTGAGTGGGCTTATTCCAGAGAGATAGCGGATATGGTCGTTTTCGGGCTGAGAAAGCATGGTGTTGACGCAGAACGCATTGTGAAGGAGGACGTGGATGTTCCATTGTCTGAGCGTTGCAAACGTGCTAATAATATTTATCGCGATTCTCAAAAAAATGCTATTCTGGTATCCATTCATTGCAATGCGGCCGGTAACGGGACAAGTTGGATGAATGCTCGGGGATGGGGTGTATATGTCAGTGATAATGCTTCTTTTAATAGCAAAAGGCTGGCTTCTTCCCTGGCACAAGCAGCAATAAGTAAATGTGTGACAGTACGCAAACAGACTTCGGATGTGGACTATTGGGTGCAGAACTTGGCTATTTGCCGGGATACGAACTGCCCTGCTGTATTGACAGAGAACTTCTTCCAGGACAACAAGGAAGACGTGGAGTTCTTATTGTCGGCTGAGGGCAAGCGGACTGTGGCAAATATTCACATAGAAGGTATTATTAACTATTTAAATTCAAAGTAACATGGCTCTAACAGATTTAACTTTCAGCAAACAGGGTGAGGCTTATGTATGTGACCCTGTGCAACTTCAATCGGATGCAGGTCTTCATCTTGAATTTGCAAGTGAAGATAAGGAAAGAAATGGTGTCTCTCTGTTTCAGAGTATGACGAATGGGAATTATGTTCCTTTCGGATCATACAACTATGTGGGTAGCACAATAGATGTTGCTATTACAGGAGTGATCCCGGGCATGTATATCAAAGTGCAGTCTATCTCACAGCCTACTTTGGCTAAAATTCTTGTATCGGAATGAAAGTTTCAATCAATCAGGTAAAGATTAACCGCGTTGGCATTAACACTGCTTATGTTAGGGGAATACGTCTTGGATCTGCTTCAAAGGGAGGGCAAACTTCTCCTTTTCACCCTTCCCTTGTGGATTATTGGAACTTTAAAGGTAAGAGCAACTCCGATAAAGATAGGAATACTATCAAGGGAATAAAAGGTGAAATATTGACCGCGTATAACTTCGGTTGGGCTTGGGGTAGTGGATATGGTTTATTCAATGAGAATTACCTAACTTATAATAAAGCGCAGAATGTATTCGTAACGGATGATCATTCTATTACGATAATGAACTTTGTTCCGGCCAATAATTGGATACTTTCAAAATATGGGAATAGTCAATTAAATGCTACAAGAATAAGAGTGACAGGACTTACAGCCAATAACCAACTTGCTTATGGGTATTCACCTACTAATGATGGAGCAAGAGTCTTAATGGCAATTCCCTCAGATGGAGAATATGATTTACCTAAGAGTGTAGTTAATACTCAAACTTATAATGTTGGTTTCATTGTACAGAACGCCTTATCTCAAAATGTAACAATTGAGCAAATTCCTCTATATGAAGGAGCTATTGTTACGGATGGTGTTGACGATTATCTAAAGCTTGATAAGGTAGGATATAAAGTAGGAACTGTTATTATTAAATTTAAACCTATTAATATAAAACCTAATATAGTTAATAGTATAGTAAATATTCATACAGATGAAGTAGCTTTACAATATGATAAAGCTGGTGTTATTAGCAGCAATTTTACAACATATAAAAATTATGAAGAATATGGTGTTGGAAAATTTAATGTAGATAAAAACGCTGCAACTCCTCTTACATTAGGCTGTAAATTAAGTAATGCAGGTCGTCCATTGGAATACTGTAATTTAGCTCTTTATAGTATTGCTATCTACGACAGAGCCCTATCTGATCAAGAAGTACAAGAAGTTATCAACTTCATCAATTACGGTACCACCAATCCGATATTTGCGCTGAACTTTGATAATTTCGCCTATAAAGCGGTTGATTATCCAGATTTTGCTACTGGCAAAGTTACAACAAATAAAATTGTTGTAGATAGCACAACTGAGACCTTTAACGGTGCTATTGCGGTAGCTATGAATCCCGAAGCAGATACCGGAGATCCTATTGAAGTACCGTCTTACAAAATAAAAGTCACAGGACTTAATCAGTATAGCGTTGGTGAAGGTAATTGGGCAGTTGGATTAATGGGAATGATGATTGATTCAACTAAAGACCCTTGGACTTATCCTATATCTAAAGATGGAGTTTACGATATACCGGCAATTTCATTGAGTGATGGGATTTATAATTTAGGAATAATGGCTCAAATCGCAATCGACAAGCCTATTGAGATAGAAGTCCTCTACGATAAGAATGTCACAAAGAGCTTTCCGGAGAACAAACAAATATTCCCTTAAAGTTAATAAGAAAGTTATGAAATACGTAATTGTAACAGTAGAATGGTGTCTGAATCACGGTGTTGTGGTCCCGGCACAAGCAAGAAGATCAGTTGACGGGTTGAAAGTTATCCTGCATGAAGATTATATCGATCCCGTCTTGAGAGAAGAAGATGCTATGATCTCGTACCGGCATGATTCGTCCGAGCTAAGGGGTATATTGAGAGGTCCGGAGTGGACGGTTCCACAAGAGGGGGTATTATGAAGCGGTTAACATGTATCGTTTTGCTGATGTCTGCAATATGTTTCGCCGGATGTAGGACTACTCAATACGTGCCGGTTGAAACTATTAAGAGTGAGTATAAGACAAGAGATAGTATTCGTCATGATAGTATATATCAGCGTGACAGCATTTATGTAATAGACAGGGGTGATACAGTGTACACATATAAGGATCGGTATCTATATAAGTATTTATATCTTAATCGCATTGATACTGTGATTAAGACGGACAGTGTTCAGATACCTTATCCGGTTGAAAAGGCGTTGACCAGATGGCAGAAGGCAAATATAGAACTTGGCGGATGGGCATTTGGCGGCTTGATATGTATCGCTATTATTTTATTGTATATCTGCATTAAAAGGAAAGGAGGATAATATGAAATAATATTCTGATTTGCCGGTGGTAGAAGGCCGGCATAGGAAACACCATTAACAAACGCATTCTTTAGGGGCAAAGAAGTAAAAGAAAGCCTCACTACCCGTCATACGACTACCAATCAGAAACGGGCAAACATCGTCGGAACACTGTTAGGAGGCTTTCAAAGTTAAATAACAGTGCCTTCGATGTTTTGTTTTATAATCTAATATGTTCTTTAGCATGAAAATTGTTGATATGTATCAGAAGGTAGTAGCGGTAGTCTGTCAGACGACGGGAATAGACGAATATTCAATGTTTCATAGTAACAAAGAGGTCTGTGTTGATGCCCGATCAATACTTGTAAATGTACTCACAGAAAGGGGAATAACAGAAGGAGAAATATCATACCTTACCGGGCTAACTCAACAGTGCGTTAATAAACTCAAGAATAACTTTTCTATCCGCACCCGTAAATGGAGTGTCACAACAAATCTACAATCAGTTTACAACGAGCTTACAACGATATAATTTAAGTACAACGGATTTATCGTGTTCTTTGTGATGCGGTTAATATTGACCGTGTTATAATTGTATAATTAAATATGAGTGAAACAAAGACTTACGTATTCCCGGAAAGCGGGAGTGGTGGAGGAGGCAGTATGCTTGGTATGCTTGCCCCCTTATTGCAGAAAAACGGTCTTGACCCCAATTTGTTGCTTGCAATGAATAATCGTGGCGGTATGTTTGGTGGTGATGGCTCTTCTTTCCTTTGGATAATCTTCCTGTTCTTCCTGTTCCCATTGTTTGGACGCAATGGCTGGGGAAATAATGGAGATGGCGGAAACGGTGGCGGATTTGCTGGAGCCGGTATCCCTAACTTAATTAACAACGATGCAGGAAGGGAGTTACTTATGAGTGCAATTCAGGGGAACGGACAGGCAATCAACAATCTGGCTACTAATTTAAACTGTTCAATCGGTCAGGTTCAGAATGCTATCAATGGGGTGATGTCACAGGTGCAACAGGTAGGAAATCAGGTTGGTCAAAGCTCAATGCAGATTATCAATGCTATCCAGCAGGGTAACTGTCAGATCGCTCAACAGATTGCTTCATGCTGCTGCGAAAACCGTCTGGCGATCTGTCAGCAAACGAACACATTGCAAAATGCCATTAACGGTGTTGCGACTGGTCAGGAAAGAGGCTTTGCTTCTGTTGCATATGAAACTCAACGTCAGACTTGTGATCTGCAAAATTCCATCAAGGATAGCACACAACAGATTCTTGCCGGCCAGCGTGCGGCTGAAATGCGCGAAATGCAGAACAAGATTGATAAACTTCGTGAGGAGAATAGCACATTTAAAAGTTCTGCAATGACCTCTCAGATCGTCGGACAGGCAACGGCTCCTCTTGGTGCAGCTTTAAATGATTTGAGTGCTCGTTTTGCGAAAATCGAATGTAACCAGCCGGAAGTAGCGAAGGTGCCTTATAGTCCGGTTGTAGGGATTCCGTCTTGCGTTGCAGCTCAGTATGGTCTTTACAATGGTATTGGAGCATGGGGCAATTTTAATGGTTGGGGATAAAAGGAAGGAGGCATTATATGGCATTCATTAGTCCTTTTATCATGGCAAATAAGAATGGTATTCCAAGATTGGAAAGTACAGGTGTTACCGTAGGTACTACCAACGTACGTTTCTCTTTTCGGAATCATCCGTTCCTTTCTGCTCCATTTAGTGGATTGATTCTGTTCCGTTTGGCACAGCCGATCCCTGCCGGTACTACCGGTACATTGCCGGTAGTTTTTGATACCAACGGTGCTACTCAAGCACTGACTACGATTGCCGGCGCAGATGTTACTGCTTCGGATATTACCGGTACCGGAATTTATCTGTGCTACTACGAATCAGGTAGCAACACATTGCAAATTCTTACCGGAGTAGTTTAAAACAATGGGCGGGAGTAATCCCGCTCCTTAAAGAGTTTATTGATTATGCCTTTTCAGAATCTAAGAGTAAATAGTGAGTTTTTCATTTTGCATAGGGATGGTACTCCATATATAGAGGTCGGCTCTGTTTCCGGAGTATCTAATCCTGTTCCTGAGTTTATGCAGCAACCCCTTCCTTATGGACAACCTCCTAAGATGGTGGTTGATATAACTATCAAGGTAGGTGAACAGACTGTTACCTTTCAAAAAATACCTGCCATGTCTGATATTGCTGATGCAAATTTTCCAGGTGGAGGTAATATGGTAATATCCGGTTCAAGAGAATCTATGAATGCGGAAGTGGCGGCTATGCGAAATCGTTCTTCTGAGATATTAGGAAGTGTCGAGCATCATAAGTCTGTGATGGAATCATGTGATAAAATGCTCCAGGTACTTAATCCCGAATTTGCAGAAAGACAGAAGCAGGAAGCGGAGAACAAAGCGCTTCGGCAAGAACTTAGCGAATTGAAAGCTATGATGGCTGATTTCTTTAAGTCCTCTGAGAAGGCTGCAAGTAGTAACAATTCTAAAAAACAATAAGTATGATGATGATTGAAATTTCCGAAAGCAAGGTCGAGAAAATGTCCGACTACGCTGAAAAGATGCTTCGCTACGGTGGTAAGCTCATGCAATGCATAGAAGAGCTTTCCGAGGGTGAGGGCATGGGTGAACGCTGGGATGAAGATCGTAGATATGATGACGATCGCTATTTTGACGAAGAAACCATGGGTGAACGCGGTGGTTATGGCCGAGGTGGTAATTCTAATCGTGGTGGTATGGGTGAAAGACGTGGTGTACGGGGTACCGGACGCTATTCACGCTATCGCTAATGTTTAATTAGGGAGTAGTTTATCTGCTCCCTATAACCTTATTAAGTCATGAAAAGAGAACCTCTGGATATAAGAGATAGAAGACCGGAAGAAATGGAAGTATATCTTTCGCATTTTGGATGGCATTTCAACAAGAAAATGTGTGAATTTGCTGTTTCTTTAATGGAATGGAAGGGTCAGAACGGAGAAAAAGAAAAACTGCCTGCGATGTCTAAGGACGAGGTGGACGCACTGTTAACTAAATACGGTGTAACTCTTAAAAATAAGATCGGTTATGACTACGTATATGTAGCTAATATGTGCAAAGCCGATTTTCTTAAATCATCTGTTCCGAACGAACAGTATCAAGCATTGTATGTAAAAGACACGATTGATGATCCTGACGCACCTGATGGAACAACGATGCGAAGATGGTATGTTACAATGATTGCGGCTGGAATACCTATAGAGTGGGACGAAATGCTTTGATAAATGATAAGGCAACGGTTTATACTATCCAAATATGACTGGAACTGCATGGTGTATTACGCAGTAGATACGTATTACACGGAAGAAATATTGGATTATATGCACTCTATCGGCTGCGACGGTAATATGCTCCGTACTGCGTACGATAACATAAACTCCGGCAACCTGAATACCGGAGTTACTTACTCTAATTTCGGCACCCGGGAAACAGTAATGGTTATTGCCCTTACTTCGTCCCCAAAGGAGTTTGCTAAATCATGGAGGCACGAATGTGGACACATGGCTACCCATATATGTCAGGCCATCGGCATAGATCCGTACGGTGAAGAAATACAGTATATCGGTGATGATATTGTTGAAAAGACGTGGGAATATGCAAAGTCATTATTATGTGAGTGTGATTGCTGTAAAAACAAGGTCAAACATTTAATACGTTAATTCATGAAAAATAAAGAAATTAAGAAAGCATTGAAGAGCGATACTCCTATTAATAGTATGTATGCTCTTATTCCGGGTGGCAGGATGGGCGCTTTCAAAAAGTTTGCTGCCCGTTTTGGTTTTACTGAAGAACGGATAAAATCAGTTCTTGACAATGAAAAACGATAAGCTGGACATATTGTTGGAACAAGTCGATGATCGGTACCATTCCGATTTTTGTAGACTTCTGTTGGTTATGTTATGGAACGTTTAGAAGAAATCTTTGACCGTATTATATCTACATTGATCGATATCGTCGATTCTGATATTCCGTATTGCGCTTTCTGTGCGATATTGGCGAGGGTATATTGGATGTTGTGAAAATGTTCTATTTTTCATGTGGTAAAATTATAACCCCCGTGGTTTTTCTGACTAATTACTTGTTTTTAGTTCTGTTTTTCATCTTATGAGATAAAATAGGCCTTTTTTGATTATTCTCAATGTATATTTGACATTTCTGAAATTATTTATATATTTGCAGTGCTTTGGGTTGTACTTATTAAAATTAGAATTAATCAGAGGATTAAGATATAGAAAGCTGTGTAGGTCGCAACCCCCTGCATGGCTTTCGTCTTTTTATCTCCGCATGAAGAAATGCGGTACGTCCTCGAACGAAAAGACTTTATTATGGACAACATTCAGATTTTTAAGAATGAATCGTTTGGTGAAGTTAGAGTAGCCGGAACAAGTGAAGAACCACTATTCTGCCTTGCAGATGTTTGTAGGGTTCTCGAAATTAAGAACACGAGTGACTGTAAATCGCGATTAAAACCAGATGGGGTAGTTCTTACCGAGGTCATCGATTCTTTAGGTAGAACACAAGAAGCAACCTTCATTAGTGAGCAAAATCTCTATAAAGTTATTATGCGGTCTGATAAATCACAGGCAGAACTTTTTCAAGATTGGGTTTGTGGTGAAGTGCTACCATCTATCCGCAAGCATGGCATATATGCTACTGACAATGTTATTGACCAGATATTGAATAATCCGGATTTCGGTATTGAGCTTCTCACTAAGTTAAAAGAAGAACGATCTGCACGCATTGAAGCCGAGAAACAGGTAGCTGTTCTTACTCATGTAAATAAAACCTATACATGTACGGAAGTTGCCAAAGAATTGGGACTTAAATCGGCAATTGAACTTAATAACCGTTTAAAAGAACTTGGTGTGCAATACAAAGTTAATCAGACGTGGGTGCCATATACTAAATACGCTACTCTTGGCTGGTTTGATATAAAGCAAGAGGTTGCTGACAATGGCCATATTATCTACCATAGAAAGATTACCGGAATAGGGAGACAAGGTATCATCAATCTTATTAATCCTTAGTTCTTCAAAATATTGGCAGCTGTTGATACACTGTTTCAACAGCTTGTTTTTTCTTTGCTTGTAAGTGTTTGTATAATAGAGCGTTATTGTTAATTGTCTTACTCCCAAACAGGGAGAAG